GTGCTTCCAGAGTCAACTGTTCATTGACTAAAGAATTAAGCACAGCAGTCAAGAAATGTCCTGAGGGCATTCCTCCAGATGTTTGATAAACACAATCAAAAACTTGTTGATTAGAAAATATTCCAGCTCGAATAAGGTTAGTTTGCACTAACCTCAACCATTTTGCCGGTCCACCTACCTTCTCAACAAACGAAAAAAATTTGGCTTTCTCAAGTCCAGACGCTACAACTATCTCATCTTCCCAAAAATCATCATCAAAGTAGTCATCTATACCACTGCCGATATTATCCGAATACCAAGATGATATATTTTCAGTAGCTGAGATAGCATGCTGTCCGGGCAAATGACCATCATACTCCTTATAGTCACCATCGAATCCTTCCCTAGAATGTTTTGTTGCGTGTTGCAACATATCATTAAAGTCATCAGATTCAACAGTCACTCCTATTGCATAGGGTAAAACTGTATGGTAATCAGTAACGTATTTCGCAAAGTCCATAAAGAACATCTTACAAACACAAACGTAATCAAAATCAGAAATAGAAAATCCTCGTGTATTTGCTTCGACAATCTTTATAGGCTTTAACAACTCACTTTTCAAGCTCAGAATCCAGATCAGTTCCGGGATTTCTCCCATCATTACTGATCCTAATCGCTGTGCAAAAATGTGAATAGCTCTTTTGTCAGTAAGTCGAATCTTATCATGCACATCTCTTTCAAACATCCATCCTTTACCAATAGTATCGGGCGGACGAAATGGGAGGTGTGTCTTTCCTGGAGACGTACTCAAGCTCAACTGTTTGAATTCCTCAATCCCATCTATGCCTCGTAAAGCAGAAGAAGGGCTTCGGCTCCTAACAGGAACTTTGGTCGAATACTTCCAGGTATGTGGCTGGTAGGTAGAAATATAATTGTGAATTCTCGTGGGAACGGGTTTTATTACTTCTTTATATTTACTACCGGCTTTACACAGAGGACTCCTACCGTCAGCTTGCTTAGAAAGCAGTGACGGGAATTTTACGGGTTCTTCTGCATAAGAAATTTGGCCTACTAAGGGACTTTTCGTAAAAGCGTGAGTTTCTGATTGTCTCATCGGAGAACACACGCCTAAAAACGTACTTGTTCCTGTTTCGACCTTAATAACAGGGTCAGTTTCGTACTCAACTTGCTCTGACACAGGCATGAATGAACTGTTCTGGAAAACCACAACACTTTCTATCATTTCCTGTGTAATAGGTTCAGCACGTTGAAACTGAGCATAGGAATGCGTATACATTCC